ACCGAGCCACCGCTCATCCGGGGAAAGGCCGGGGCCACCGCGCCGCCGTCGGCAAAGCGGCGCACGCCGCTACCGACCAGACCGCCGGTGGCATTCGTTTCCACCTTCGTCACGTAGATCGTGTGCGTGCTCGAGGTGTTGGCCCCGTTCAGGCTCATGATCTCGGCGCGGGCCGCTTCGGCATTGGTGCTGACCTGATGCCGAGATTCGGTCTGGATGCGATCCAGCGCCTTGATCTGGCCTTCGACGTTGGTGATCGCGGCCTGCGCCTTCTCGGTGGCCACCTTCAGCTCGAATTGCGAGTTCTGGTCGGCGTAGGTCTTGAGCTTGGCCAGCGCCTCCTTGGCCTTGGACACGTCCGCATCGACGGGCAGCGTCTTGCCTTCTTTCAGTAGCTGTTCGTATTGCTGCAGCTTCTTCTCGGCCTCCTGCAAGTCGGCCTGAATCTTGAGCAGGTACTCCTTCTCGGCCAGCGCCTTGTCCAGATCGGCGATGGCCTTGTCGAAACGCGCGGTGTCGGCGTCGATGGTGACCTTCAGACCGTCCTTCAGCTTCGCGGTGATCTGGTCGATCTGCGACTCCGTCTGCGCGAGCGTGCGGCTGATTTCCTCGCGCGCCGAGAGTGCCGACTGCGCCGCCGTCTGGTGGGCCTTGGCCTCGGCGTCCAGCGTCTTGTTCAGAATCTCCTCCGACTCGCGGATGCGCTGGATGGCTTGATTGACTCCATCCTTGCCCTGTGCGATCTGCGCATCGGCATCCTTGGTCTTCTGGGCCAGTTCGGCGCGCAACTGGTCGGCCTGTCGCATCAGGGCTTCGGCCTGCGCGTATTCCTGCTTGCGATAGGCATCGCGTGATTGCGATTCCAACTGGGTGACCTGTGACACTGCCTGCTCGGACTGCTTGCGGGCGTCCTCACCGCGCTTGGCCTCGCTGGTTTGCGAGCTGGCCACCTGCGCGGCCAGATCCATTGCCTTCTGCGCCAGCTGCCGGGCCTGCTCGAACTCACCGCTGGCCAGCGCCTCGCGGGCCTTCTCCTGGTACTCGGCGATCTGGCGCTTGCGGTCTTCCGTGGCCTCGAAGTCGGTCATGCCCTGACGACGGATGTCGCGGACACGTTCCTCCGTCGTCATCGAGAGCTGACGCTTTTCCTCCTCGATGCGCTTGATCTCGGCCAGATGCCGGTTGGCTTCGGCGTTGAGCGCGTCGATGTGCTGACGGTACTCGGCCAACGCCTGCGTCATCGTCTGGCGCTTGGTGGCCAGGATTTCGTTTTCGACACGCGTGACGTTGGCCGCGCGCTCGGCCTCGGTTTGCCCGTCACGGCGCGCCGCTTCGATCTTGGCGCGGGATTCATCGTCGATCAGCTTCAACGCGTCCGTCGTGGCCTGCCGCCGCAGCGTGGTCTGCTGGGTCAGCGCATCGGTCAGCAGTTGCGTCGACTTGGTGATCAGCGCCGCTTCGGACTGCTTGGACGTCTCCAGCGCCGACTGCTCCTGCTGGTAGCGTGCCTTTACGGCCTCGATCTGGCGCTGCAGGTTGGCCTCGACGATGGAGGTCAGCCCCTTGTACGCCTCGGCCATCTTGGCGGTGGCGTCGTTGACCGTCTGGTTGGCCTTGCCCACGGCTTGCTCGACCTCGCCAAGGCGGGACTTCAATTTCTCCAGCGCGCTGTGAACGGCCTCGATGCCGCGACCGACCGCTTCCTGCGTGCCTTGGCGCACGGCCTCCAGCCGCTTGGCGATTTCCTCGGCAGCGGTCGCGGCGGTGTTCATCGCGCCCTTGGCGGCGTCAGCCCCCTTGGTCGCGTCGGCGTACATCTGCGCGAAGATCTGGTTCATCTCCGCGAGCCGGGCTTGGTGGCGCTTGGTGGCCTCGGCAATCGTGTCCGACGTGAAGATGGCGGCGAAAGCCTCCCAGCGGTAGCGCAATTGCTCGACCGCCTTGACCAGCACCTCGACCATGAAGATGCCCGCCTTGCGGACGATCTCGAATTTCTCCGACAGCCACGTCCCGATTTCCCAGCCGACCAGGAAGGCCCCGAGCACCGCAAACGCCGTCTTGAGCACGCCGACGCTGGCCACGGCCGCCGACACCGACAGGTTGGCCGTCGTCCAGGCGGCAGCGGTGGCGCTGGCGGCCGTGACGGCGGCCGCACCGGCGGTTTGCCACGCGGTGATAAGCGCCGGGATCAGTCGGTAAATCAGCACGGCCAGGCCGACTTCGGCGATACGCTTCAACCACTGCATCACGGTGTCGAGGTTCTGCGCCAGCCACGTCAGGGCCTCGGCCAGCTTCTTGGTCAGCCCGGTCGATTCGTCGACCTTGTTGATCCACTGCCCGAAGGCATTGCGCAAGCGCTCGAAGGCTTGGCTCACCGTCTGCGGCAGTTGCGCGTACTCGGCTGACAGCTTGTCCTTCTGCGAGAGCAGCGCGTTGACCACCACGTCGGCGGTCAGGCGGCCTTCCTCGGCCAGCTTGCGCAGCCGTCCGATGGGCACGTTCAAACCATCGGCCAGGGCCTGTGCCAGACGGGGGCTGTTTTCGACAACGGAGTTGAACTCCTCGCCACGCAACACCCCGGATGCGAGCGCCTGACCGAACTGCAGCAAGGAGGACTGCGCTTCGGTGGCCGATGCACCCGACAGGCGCAACGCCTGCGAGATGCTTTCGGTGATCGTGAGCGCGTCCTTCTGTTCGCCGCCCAGCATCCGCACGGCCTGCTGGAGCTTGCCGTACAGCGTGGCCGTTTCCTGGATCGGCACGCCGATGCGCTGGGCAATGTCGAACAGGGCCGCTTGCGCGGTCGTGAACTCACGCTGGCCCGCCGTGGCCAGTTTCAGGCGCGCGGACATCATGTTCCAGGCATCGGCGATCTGGACGATCTCCTGCACCTTGCCAGCGGCCCAGTTGATCGACAAAAAAGCCAGCAACTGCGTCTTGGCTGTGGCGACCTGATCGCCGAAGGCCGACATCCCCGCCTTGACCTCGGCCATTCCGGCGGCAGCCTTGGCCCCGGCGGTCTTGGCGGTGGCCGAAAGCTCACCGAGACTGCGCTCGGCGGACGTGATGGCGCGTTTGAGCCCGTCGTCGGCCCCTTCGAGCGCGACGAGGATGGAAATTCGCTTGGCCATGAATCAGTCCACCGTGCTGATCTGCTTCTCGACCTCGGCCGCCAGACGCGGGATGCGACCCGCGACCAGACGCTCTACGTCGATGCGCTTCCTGAGCGCGACCTTGGGCACCAAGACGGCGATGGGCACGTCCGCACCGCGCTTGATGCGCTTGATGCCCTCGGCCTTGCGGTAGCGGCGCTTGAAGCCCGCCAGTGGCCGGTCGTGCTCTTTGATGTTCTCGGCCATCAGGACGATGTTCCCCTTTGCGTTCTTGATGAAATAGGCATTGCCACCGCGCATCAGCTCGGCGATCTGCGCCTTGAAGCGCTTGCGTCCAACCCGTCCGTGCAACGGAATCAACATCCGACCGGCGATCAGACCGCCGGTCTCGTGCATCCCCGACCACGGAATGCGCGAGCCCACGTAGAGCGCGGGCAGCCGGTTCGGGTCTTTGTCCAGCACCTTGGCGGTGAAGCCCTTGAGGAAGGACTTCTTGACCACGGCCATCTGGCTTGCGACGTGGCTGCGCACGTCCTGCTTGAGTTCGACCGCCTCACTGGCGATGGCACGTGCGACTGCCTTCTTGACCTTGTCACGGAACTCGCCGCCCCAGCGGCGCAATTGCGCCTGGGCGGCAGCGCTATCGATCTGGACGGAAATTTTCATAACTGCGGCGCATGGTCGTCAGACACGGTCGGTGGCCTTGTCGGTGAGGCGGTCGAGGGTCTGGTCGAGGTGGCGGGCATCGCCGCGCGTGCCGATGGCAATCACGGACAGCAGCCGCGCATCCCGGGCCGCATCGGTGCGCGCAGTCGCTGCAACGAAGCCGCGCACCTGCGCCAGGGTGTAGTCGAGGATGTCGGGCAGGCGGTGGCCGTGCTCGATCAGGTGCTGGACGGCATCGAACCAGCCGCCGCTTTCACGACGGGCGGCAGCTTCACTTGCGTGAACAGACCGTCGAGTTTCGGGACTACCGTCCGGGTAAAAAAATCGGCGTTCACCTCGATCACCTTGGCGGCCAGCAGGATTGCCTCGTCGGCGGCCAGCTCATCGACCCACGCGCGGGGTTTGCCGACCGCGATGGCGATGGCCGACAGCAGGTCGTCGCCACGCTCACCGAACAGCGCCAGCCAGTCGATGTCCGTGGCGGTGAGCTGCTGCATCACCGGCGAGATCGCCCGCAGGAAGCCGGGCATCTGCCCGACCTTCAGCGGTTTGATGGCCAGTGGCTCACCGTCGATGACCAGTTCGATGCTTTGCGGAATCAGGGTTTCCAGATCACTCATGGCTCACCCCGATCAGAGTTGCACGATGCGGCCGAACTGGCCCAGCACCGCATCGAAAGGCTTGGTGGTGTCGGCCAGCAGCGATCCCTCCAGCTCGAACTTGTTGTACTCGTCCGAGATGAAGGAGATTTCCTTCAGGGGATCGAAGGCCACGCGGTAGAGCTCAACCAGCACCTTGGCGTTGCCCTGGGCCGTGTTGATGCCTTCGAGCCGCAGGAAGCGCTCGGGCAATGCCTGCGTGAAGATGCCGATCTCGGTGGCGATGCCATAGCCGTAGCTGGCCTTGAACGGTGCGGTGAAGCCGGTGGTGTCCAGAAACTGGATGGCGCCGAAGTCGGTGTCGGCGGTGTAGTTCGTGCCCAGGGCCAGGGTGGCGGGCGTGCCCGCCGAATCCACGACCACCAGGGACGACACCTTCGGGTGGGCCAGGAAGTAGCGGTCGCCAGCAATCGGCGTGGCACCACCCACCGGTTCGGCGGTGACCGTGCCCGGCGTACCGACGACGTGGTTGCCGTAGAGGGCCAGAGCCAGGTTCTCCTTGGTGAATTCCTCAATGGTGAGGTTCACGGTGGCCGACTTCTGCTTGACCATCCGGTGATCCAGCGAGCGCTGGCCGGTCTGGCTTTCGTAGTGCTCCAGCACGTCGGTCTTGAGGGAGAGCTTCAGCTCGGCGACGTTGCCGGGCGAGCGCACTTCGATGGGAAGGCCGTCGATGTCGCGCTTGCCGAGAAAGACGCGGCCTTGAAAACTGGCGTAGGTGCTCATTGCTTGGGTTCCTTGCGTTGGAGGGGTTTGGGTTCGGGTTCAGTGATGCGGTCAGCGATGGGGGCGGTTGGCTCCGGTGTGGCGATGTCGTGCGCGATCAGCCAGTCGGCTGATGTCGCGTCGATCTCGACCCGGTCACCGACGCCATACGCTTTGCCAGCGTGGGTGTGCGGGCGCGTGAGGGTGACGATGGTTTTGGCGAGGTGGGTCATGGGTGTCATCCAAGGGTTGAAAGGTCATTGGCCAGCGTTCGGTACGTGATGCGATAGCGCGCCGGGAGAGCCACGGCCACCGCGTCGGCGTCCTCGACTTCCCACTCGCACTCCTGCTCACGGATGCCCAACGCCAGCCCGCCGAACGTGCCGTCCACGAACAAGGCGGCGTGGGCAGCGGTAAGCAGGCGGTCGGCTTCCGTTTCTGGAGAGGCGGGTGGAACGGCCCGAGCCAGCGCGACGACACGGACAGTGAGTTCGCGCGTGACGCGGTCGTTGGCACGTTCGGTGATGGACTCGGATTCGGGGAACACCGCCATCGCGGGGCATTGCTCGCGGCTGATGGCCACCGTGGGCGAACGGTGCAGCGTCGCTCCAAGTCCCTCGGCCGCAGGACGGGCAGCCGCCATCACCGCCAGCAGAATCCGCTCGCGGATCGAGTTGTCAGCCATGGGTGAACCTCCCGATCAGAGCCGGGTGAGCTTGGCGCGGATTTCGGAGCCGTCGCCCACAGCCCGGATGTCTCGCACCTGGAAGGTCGTGCCGCCGATCTCCACCGCTTCGCGCGCCCCGAGCCCCGCGAATACCGTGTCCGGATAGGACATCACGTACTCGGTGCTTAAGGTCAAACCGTCGAGCAAGGTTTCATCTGGCGCGGCGAAGCCGACCTGATGGGTCTGCGGCGGCGAGCCATCCGATGGCTGCCATCGGCACTCCTTCAGTAGCCCCGCGTTCGCGGCCGACTCGTAGATCTGGGCGACCAGACTCATACGCCGCCGCCCATCACCAGCTTGACCAGCAGCGCCGGGCGGTGGCACAGAGGCAGCGGATTGGCCTGCGTGTGCAGATCGGTGCCTCGGTCGAACTTGCGCGGCTCCTGCTTCGCGTACAGCGGCAGCGCCACCGTGTTGGCCGTCTCGTTGAAGTCGGCGGGCGCGTAGTAGGTGGCGAAGGTGTCCATCGTGCCCAGCGGCAGGATGTGACCCTCGTCGGGCTCGACAAAACGGCGCACGGCACTGCCCGGTGCAACGGCGCGGCCGCGATGCTCCTCGAAGGTGATTCCGGCAAAGGTGAAGCCCGCGCGCATATCGGTGCGCAGCGCCTGGCCGTCCTGCCAGCGGTCGTAGGCGGCCTTGACCTCGTCGTGCCCAGTGAGCGCGTCGAAGAAGTCCTCGCCAACGAAGGCGTGCAGGCCGCTCATCCGTTCGCCCTGCAGGTTGTCCTCGACGTAGCGGACGACGTCCAGGCAGGCCTTCTTCACGTCCCAGCCATTGGCCGGGTCGGCGATGTTGAAGGGGAAGGTCTTGGGCGTGATCTCGAACTCGTTGTAGAGGTCGTAGATGACGCTGCCATCGGCGTCCAGGATCAGACCCTTGAGCGCGCCGAAACGCAGATGCTCCAGCGTGATCGCGTGTTTGTTGCGCATCGTTTGCAGGTGCTGCGCCATCACGCCAGCCACGGTCTGCAGTTCTGTCTCCGAGCCGAAGGCGCGGATGCCCTGGACTTCCTCGGGCAGGATCACGTCGTCGTGCGGGATGTGCGGAATGGTGAACGAGCGCACCTTGCGCTTGCCGCGCACGCCCACGGTGCCTGGCGAGCCCGGGGGCATCGTTGGCAGCAGGGTGAGCACGCCGTTCTGCTCCTCGACGATCACCGAGCGAAAGCGCTGCGGCTTGTCGACGAACAGGCCCATTGCGCTCAGGCGGTCGTAGTTGTTGGGCAGGAAGTTGATGGCGGCGGTGAGTGCCGACATCGAGAAGGCGGGGTTTTCGAAGATGTTCTGCATGGTCAGACTCCTTGGCGAACGAGGACACCCAGTGCCTTGAGCTGGGCAACGGCCGCCTGCTGCTCGGCGGTGGTAATGCCGGTGGGCCACTGCAGCGCGTAGTCGGCGACGATGGCGTGACGCGCCACCATCAAGCCGTCCGGACGTTCGGCCAGGGCGGCATCGACGGCCTGCATCAGCACACCAGCGGCGTATTGGCTGCCGTCGGTGGCCGAGGGGTCGATCTGCTTGACCTTGCCGGTGGCAGTGACCATCCCGACGACTGCGCCGAGCGGCAGGGTCTGGCCTGCGACCACGGTCACGCGGTCGCGCGAGTAGAGGTTCGGGGCCTCGTACTTGAGCAGGTCGCCCAAGTTCATCGATTCAGAAAACACGGTAGGCATCTCAAATCTCCTTCTTCAGTGATGCGGACTTGGCCGCGAGCTGTTTCGCGGCATCGAGCAACGGGTTGTTGGCAGCCGATGTAGCGGCATCGGGGGCGATGCGGCTGACGATCTCGGGCGACGCCTCGGCCTGCGCGGCCAGCAACTGGCTGCGCACCTTGGCGGGTGAGGCCTTCGCCTCGAGGAAGCCCGCGATCAGGTCGGTTCGCCCGGCCAGGGTGCAGGTCTGGGCGACCTCAATCGCGTCGGCCACGGTCATGGCGGTGGCGGCCGCCGGTTGAGAAGCACTGCCAGCAGGATCAGCAGCAAGCCGATCAGGAGCAGCGGGGTCGGTTCGATCATTCATTGATGACTCCATCTGGAGGTTGCGGAAAGAGCCCGATTGGCTTGCCGCCAGATTCGGGAGTGGGGAAACGGATTCACAGAGCTGCGCGAGCGCGTCGTCGAAGGTGCCGATGGCATCGGCCAGCCCGATGGCGACAGCGGCTTGCCCGAAGAACAGCCCGGCTTCGGTGTCGCGCACGGCGGATGCCTCGATGCCCCGGTTGCGCGCCACCGTCTCGACAAACAGGCCATAGACGCGACTCACCTCGCCCTTGAGGAAGGCGCGGGCTTCGCTGGAAATCGGCTCGTGCGGGTTGAGATCGTTCTTGCGGTCGCCCGCGAACACGGCGGTGTAGTGAATGCCGTCCTTGACGTCCTTCTGCGACTGGTCGGCGTGCATCGCAATGACGCCAATCGAGCCCACGCCACCGGTGCGCGACACGAACACCTTGCTGGCGGCGGACGCCAGTGCGTAGGCCGCCGAGAAGGCCATGTCATTGGCCACCGCCCAGACCGGCTTGATGCTGGATGCCGCACGGATGCGGTCGGCCAGATCGAACACGCCGCCCGACTCGCCACCCGGCGAATCGACGTCGAGCAGGATGGCGGCGACATCCGGGCTGGCCAACGCGGCGTCCAACTGCGCGGTGAGACCGGCGTAGCTGGTCAAGCCCGATTCGGCTTCCAGGCCCACCGTGCGCCGTACCAGCGTGCCGTGAATCGGGATGACCGCGACCTTCGTCGTCTGGGTGGCTGCGGTGCGCGTGGGCTGCGTGAAGCCGGAGGGCGCGGCCAGATCAGCCAAGCCGATCCGGGGGCCGAGCACGGCCAGGATCACGTCAAGTTTTGGGCGATGGATCGCCAGCGGCACACCAAACAGGCGTGCCGCCAAATGGGGCAACAGGGTCATGGGAATCCTTTAGGCAGACGATGAGCTGCCGCTTTGCGTGGCGTCGGCAGCGTTCTTGTTCGGCTCGGCGCTACCGCCGTCCTTCGAGGTGCGGCGCGGGTCGGAGTCGAAAATCAGGCCGAGGTCGTCGGCGCGCTGGTTGTCGGCGGCGATCTCGCGGTCGACGTCTTCGGCGTCGTAGCCGAAGGCTGAGATGGCTTCCGAGCGGCTCATCAGACCCGCGCGGATGGCCAACAGCATGGCCTTGAACTCCTTCTCGGGATCGACCCACTGCCAACCCTGGGGAATCCACTTCACTTGGCTGTACTGGCGACGACGGGCGGGCCCGCCACGCGCAAAGCCCGGGGCTTCGAGTGCACCGGAGAGAACCGCCTGCTTCATCCACGCCGCCCACACCGGGCGGCACATCTGATGCACGAGCACGCCGTGCTGCACCATCTCGCAGCGACGCCGGAACTCCAGCATCCCGGCGCGGATGGACGAGTAGTTCACGCCAGTGAGGTCACCGGTCAACTGCTCATAGGTGATGCCGATGGCAGCGGCGACGGCGCGGAACTGGGTGCGCAGGAACTCGCCATACGAGCCGCCGACGTCAGCCGGGTCGGAGAACTTGATGTCCTCGCCGGGCTCCAGAATTTGCAGCGTTCCGGGCTCCAGACCGGCGAGTGCGATGCCGTCGCCATCGGCGGCACCTTCGCCCATCAGGTTGTCCTCGGGGTTCTGTCGCGTCACAAACCCGGCAAACATCGCAGCGGTTTTCTTGCGCACCAGTTCGGCGTCGTCGTACTGGTCGAGTTCGTTGAGCTTGACCAGGGCCCGCGACAGCCACGGCTCGCCCCGGATCTGACCGGGACGCAGGACGCGGAACAGGTGGATGATTTCCTTCGCATCGATGCGCACCGTGTCCATTCCGCCCTGGCCCGACATCGGGGCCAGACGACCGTCCTCGGGATGCGAGCGGTACAGGTGGTAGGCCACGCGCCGTCCCAGCCCGTCGAACTCGATGCCGGAACGTACGACGTTGCCCGACGGCAGATCAGTGTTGAGGCTGATCGGCAGGTGCTCGGGCTCCAGCAACTGAAGCTGCAGGGGCACCACCAATCCGTCCTCCGGGCGACGGGGGCGCAGCCGGATCAGGCACTCGCCGCCTTCCAGCATTGCGCGGCAGGCGAGCGCCTGCAGGCCGTAGAAGTCGGTCTGGCCAGCGGCGTCGGCTTCCTCCGTCCAGTCGCGCCACAGCGCCTGCACATCGGTCTTGAATCGCTCATCCGCCGCTAGGCTTTGCGGTTTGATGCCGGTGCCGACCGCGTTGGCGACGAAGGCCTCAATCCCGGCCTGCGCCCACGCATTGCGACGGACAAGGTCACGGCTCTTGATGCGCAATTCGTTGTTGGTCGCCAGCATTGCGGCGACCGCACCCGGGTTGCCGGGCATCCAGGCCAACGAGCGGCGGCCACGGCCAGCCGCTTCGTGGACGGGTTGCTGGCCGAACAGGCTGCGAATCTTCGAGTACCAAGCCATCAGAACCCCTTCGAGGTGGTGACCCGGATCTGGCGTGGCGCGCCCGGCCAGAGACCGGTCGCCGCCGCCTGCTCGGAGATGCCGCGCTTGACCTCGCGGATAGCGGCCTTCAGCTCATCGACCGAGCGGTACTCGACGGTCTTGTCGCCGAAGGTGACGCGGCGTTCGCCCTTGGCGAGTGCGGTCTCCAGTGCCTGGAGTTGGGCTTCTGTGTAGGCCATCAGCGGTACACCACGAGGTTGATTTCAGAGGAGTCATCAAAGGACGCGGCAGCCGTCGCGCAGGAGATGTCGACGTACTGCGCCGTCTTCAGGTCCGAGCTGGCGCGCACGATGGCCACGCGCTGCTGGCCGCTGTTGGTGCTGCTGCGGGCGAGCGCCGTCCAGCAGTAATTCGCATCCGGCATCGGCGCTGCGAAATGCACGCGATACCGGCCTGCTGCCGTGCGCACGATGCTGGCGACGTTGTGCGCGCTGGCGATCACGACCCGACCATTGACGTAGCCGAAACTGACCCACACCCGGGCGATGCCGGGATGCGTGGCGTCGATCTTGGTTTTGACTTCGAAACCGATGCGCGCTGCCAGCGCGGCGATGCTGGACGCAAGGCTCATCAGGCCAGCGCCCCGTCGAAGATCACGACGAAGTCGGTATCGGTGTTGCCGACATCACTGGCAGCGACCGCGCCGATGTTGGTGCGGGCCTGCAGTTGCTCGGCCACCGTCAAGGTCTGCGCCGCATCGAAGCGCACGCGCAGATTGACAGCGCCCAGGAGCGCGTCCAGACCCGTGGTGCCGTTTTGCAGCAACTGCTGGATTTCCACCAAGGTGTCGTAGGCGGCATCGGCACCGCCCAGAAGGTCGGCCTTGAGCGCGTCCAGCAACGACACGATCTTGTTCGACGAGTAGGTGCTGGTGGTGGCGATCTGGTTGTCGTCGATGGCCATCGCGGAAAGAACCGCTGCCTTGAGTTCGTTGATGGCCGCGACCAGACTCGACTTGTCGTTGGTCGACAGGCTGGCCAGACTGCCCGCCGTCGCGCGGATGTCGTTGAACTCCTGAGCAACCCGGATGACCAGGCTCTCGATACGGGTGGCAAGACTCATGAAAACTCCTTTGCAGATCAGGACAACCAGCGGCTCTTGATGACGCGCCGCCGTGGTGGGGTTGCAGAAACAGAGAGGCCACCTCGTTGGGTGGCCTCGTCTGGGTCAAATGCTTGAATCGGGGGCGGCTCATCCGGTGGCCGTTCCATCCCGAGTTGGCGCTCCAGCTCGCGCCAGTGGCGTTCCTCGAAGCGATCCAGGCCCGCCGCCGATGCGGCCGCGCGGGCGTACACATAGCAGTCGAGCGCCTCATTGCGCTCGCGCATCTTTTGCCACTCGCGCACCGGGAAGCCATTGCGGTCGCGGCGGGTGATCAACTGCTCGGCGCAGAGCTGCTGGATAAACTCCGCGTCGATCTTGGGCAGGTGGACGAATCCGGCCGGAAAGACCGTGGTCACGCCGTCCTCGCTGACGTCTGCGCTCTTGCGCAGGTTGTTGTAGAACTCCAGCTTGGCGATGCCCACAGCCACCGAGAACACCTTGATGCCCCGGCGCAGCTTCTTGCCGCCCTGCGAGACATCGATGGCCGTCGGCGTACCAATCAGGGCCGCGCCGCGCGGTACGCCTTTGACCGGCATCACGCGCGGGTCGCGGCAGGCCCGCACGAAGGCATAGGCCTCCTGCGTCGCAAAGCCGGTGTCCAGAGCGAAGCGGGCCAGCGGCATCGCCGCGCCTGAGGCGTGCGTCCAGGTCTCTGCGATCAACTCGGCGAGGCGCTTCCACACTGCATCGCGGGCGGTGTCGCCCATCAGCACGCGGTGTTCGACCAGCCAGGACTCCTTGCCGCGCCCGAAGGCCCAGACGGACGCCTCGATGCGATCCTTCTGCACATCGGCTGAGCCGACCAGCAGCAGCCCGCCCTGTGGCACCGTGCCAAGCCGGTAGTCCTCCCGGCGCTCGACCAACCGTTGCCAGTCGGGCGCTTCGCCTTCCTCGACCCAAGTCTCACCCAGCTCGGTGTTCTTGAAGGTCTTGATGGCAGCTGCCGACCCCGACTCCTTGTTGACGGCGCTCTCCCACGCTGCCGCGATGTCGCGCCAGGAACGCCAGCCCACCGGGCTGTACAGCGACGACAGGTGGAAACCTGCCGTCTTGCTGGGCCCGTCCGTGATCATCGCGCGCCATTCGCCGTGCTCCAGCATCCAGGTCTTGTGATGCTCGGCAATCGGCTCATCACAGGACTCGCAGATGTAGGCCGCCGTGTCCGCTTGCCCCTTCTCCCAGCGCAACTGCTCGAAGCGCAGCCACTGGCGGTGCGAACAATGCGGGCACGGCACGAAGTAGCGGCGCTGGTCGCTGGCCTCGTACTCGCGCTCGATGGCGCTCGCCCCCGAGATCGTCGGCGTCGAGACGATGAAGATCTTGCGGCGCGCGAAGGTGCGCGTGCGGGCTTCGGCCAGCGAGATTGCATCACCCTCGCCATCAACATCCAGCGGGTAGCCGTCCACCTCGTCGAGGAACAGGTAACGCACCGGCATCGACCGCAAACCGACCGCGCTGTTGGCTCCGGTCATCACCAGCACGCCACCGCGGAACTCCTTGGCCAGGATGGTGTTGCCCGAGTCGCGCGAGCGTGCTGGTGAAATCAGTTCGCTCAACGCCGCCGACTCCTCGATCAGCGGATCGATCCGCTGCTTGGAGTTGCGCTTGGCCATATCGACCGTGGGCCACACCGCCATCATCGGGCCGGGCGCATGGTGGATCACGTAGCCGATCCAGTTCGACCCCATCTCGGTCGCACCGAGCTGCGCCGCCTTCATGAACGCGACGCGCTCGACCGGCGAGGTCGGCGACAGGCAGTCCATGATCGCCTTCAGGTACGGCGTGCGGCTGGTGCGCCAGCGTCCCGGCTCGGCCGATGCCTTGCTGGACAGCATCCGGTGGCGATCCGACCATTCGGACACGGAGAGCAGCGGGTCGGGCGTCAGCCCCTCGCGCCACGCGCGCTCGATCTCGGCCGCGCCTTCGTATTCAACATCGAGCATCAGTCCACCCTGGGTCGCAGTTCGCCCAGCTCCTGCAGGTGCTCACGCACCGCCGCCTCCAGGGCGACGTGCATCGTGTGCGGATCGACATTGAGCTTGGCGGCCATCTGCGCGGAAACGCGCGCGGGCCAGTTCAGCCACGCATCGCGCTCGGAGCGCGCCAGCTTGAAAACGTGGGCGATGGCCTGCGGCCGATCCACCAACTCGCCCTTCAGCCGGGCCAGCCGCACCTTGTTGGTCTGCGCCTTGACCACCTCATTGACCGTGCGCGCCTGAAGCAAGGACGCGCCGCCAGCGGGTAAGGCCGCAGGCCCGTCGCCAGCGCCCTCCGGCACGGCGACCTTCGCGGCCTTGGCGCGCGTTCCGGCCTTGGGGGCATCGGAGTTACGCGCCCATTCGCGGTCAGCACGGTCGGCATCGATGGTGCCGTCTGCCTCCGGCGTGATCCGACCGGCGCGAATTGCCTTGTGAACAGCGGTGTCGGTCACACCCCGGTGACGGGCGTAAGCGCGAATCGAGATGCCCATTTTGAGAACCGGTTGCCCCTTCAATCATTTGTTCGTCATTCCTTCGGATTCAGCTTGGCTTCCATCTGGAACAGCGCGTTCATACGTTCGTCATCAACCACATCGAAGGACACGGAAATGAGCCAACTCGAAAACCTCCTCACCCAGATCGCCCAGCAGCACCTGCGGATCGAGACCCTGGAGACGCGCAAGTCGGACGGTCTCGACTTCCACGACGTGGCGGTCTGGTGCCTGCGCGACGCCCTCGAAGCCGCATTCAACGCGGGCGTCGAACAGGCCAGCAAGGCCAAGAAGTCGGACAAGGCCAACCACTGATCAAGAAGCGTTGGAGCCAAGCACAAAGCGCTTGGCTTCACTCCCGAACAGCGCGTTCATCACGTCACCCCATCAACCACCCGAAGGAGAAGCAAATGACCACCACCCAACTGACCCCGGCCCAGCACGCGATCCTGGCCTACGCCCTGGAACACACCGACGGCAAGATCGACTGGTTCCCCGACAACATCAAAGGCGGCGCACGCAAGAAGGTGCTCGACAGCCTGTTCAACCGCACCCTGATCACCTCCGACGGCACCCACTGGTTCGTCGCCGCCGAGGGCTACGACGCGATGGGGCGCGAGCGCCCCGCGCCTGCGCCTGTGGTCGCCGACCCTGAACTGGACGCAGCCGTGACGGCAGCTGAGGCCACGTGGGCGCAAGAAAAGGCGGATGCCAAACCCCGCACCCGTGAGAACAGCAAGCAGGCCACCGTGATCCAGATGCTGCAACGTCCCGAGGGCGCAACGGTGCAGCAGATCTGCGAGACCACCGGCTGGCAGGCACACACGGTGCGCGGCACCTTTGCCGGAGCCTTCAAGAAGAAACTCGGCCTGACCATCGTCTCGGACAAGCCGCAGGGCGGCGAGCGGATCTACCGAATCGCCTGATCAGAAAGATCGAGTAAGAGGCCAAGCGGCGCTTGGCTTCTCAATCGAACAGCGCGTTACTACGGATGTCGCAACGATCAACCCCAAGGAGCCAGAGATGAACACCAACCAGCAAATCCCCGCCACCCAGAACGATGCCTGGGGCTTTTGGGGCACGATGAACGAGCAGACCAGCGCAGCGTGGCCCCTTGCAATGACTGCCATCTCGGACGCCACCAGCCAGCCCCTCGAATCGGTCCGGGTCTTCCTCGACAGCCGCCACGGACGCCACTTTGCGGACGACGTCCTGAACCAACTGCACGCGGGCCACGCCCTGGCCGACGCCATCAACGCGGCCACCCAACAATGGATGGGCTGGAAGATCGGACGCCAGACCAGCAAGGACTACGGCATCCCGCGCGGCCTGCCTTACCTGACGGGCTTTGTGATTCACTGCGAGATCACCGACGAGTCGCTGGCCGCCTGATCATCGAACAGCGCGCCATCCGACTCACGGGTGGCTTGTTTTCCGGTCCAGTCCTGCCAGCGGCGCACGATCACGTCGACGTACTTGGGGTCGAGTTCGATCACCCGAGCCAATCGCCCAGACTTCTCGGCGGCGATCAGCGTCGTGCCGGAGCCACCGAACGGATCGAGCACCACGTTGCCGGGGCGGCTCGAATTGCGGATCGCGCGCTCGACCAACTCGACCGGCTTCATCGTCGGGTGCAGGTCGTTCTTCTGCGGCTTCTTGATATTCCAGACGTCACCCTGATCGCGGTCGCCGCACCAGTGGCGTTGTGCGCCCTCGGGCCATCCGTACAGGATCGGCTCGTACTGGCGCTGGTAGTCGGTCCGGCCCAGCGTGAAGGTGTTCTTGGCCCAGATGATGAACGTCGACCACTTGCCACCGGCGGCGCGGAACGCAGCCTGCAACACATCCAGTTCGCTGGACGACATCGCCACGTAGATCCCGCCTCGGCAATGCGCGATGGTCGGTGTCAGCGCCGCCAGCAAAAAATCGTAGAAGCCTTCGCCCAAGTTGTCGTTCAGGATCGCGCGATCCTTGCCGCGCATCTTGTCCTTGGCGCTGTTGGCGTAGTTCACGTTGTACGGCGGATCGGTGAAGACCATGTCCACCGGCTCACCCTTGAGCAACTGCCGGTAGCTTTCGGCCACAGTGGAGTCACCGCACAGCAGGCGGTGACCGCCAAGCAGCCAGACGTCACCCGGGCGCGAGATCGGCGTCTCGGACACTTCGGGCACGGCGTCGTCATCGGTTTCGCCTTCGCCATCCGGCTCACCGCCCGCCATCAATTCGGCCAGCGCATCGGCATCGAAGCCGGTCAGCGACACGTCGAAATCGTCGTCCTGCAGGGCGGTGATCTCGATTCGCAGCATCGCGTCATCCCACCCGGCGTTCTCGGCGATGCGGTTGTCCGCGATCACCAGGGCCCGGCGCTGCGTCGGGGTCAGGTGGTCGAGTACCACCACCGGCACCACCTCCAGCCCGAGTTTCTGTGCGGCAGCCAGCCGTCCGTGCCCGGCGACGATCACGCCGTCGCTACCGGCCAGGATCGGATTGGTGAAGCCGAACTCCGCAATCGAGGCTGCGATCTGCGCCACCTGATCATCCG